CGGTCGCCCGGCGATGCAGCCCACGCTGATCCCCTTTTACAAGCCGGATGTGTACCCCATCATCCTCCAGCGCAGCGTGAGCGCGTACGGGAAGCTGCTGGGCAACAGCGACGTGGACGTGATCCGCGACCAGCAGAACACCGTGAACCGCATGGAGCAGAAGATCATCGACCGCCTTGTGAAAGCGGGCACGCGCATCACCCTCCCGGCAAAGGCCAACCTGCGCACGGACCCGGAGGACGGCGAACGCTGGTATCTGGACAACCCGGCGGACAAGGCGAGCATCGGCGTTTATGAGTTCAAGGGCGACTTGCAGTATGAGCTGCTGTACCTCGCCAACGTCTACGAGGAGGCGCGGCAGATCCTCGGAATCACGGACAGCTTCCAGGGGCGCAAGGACGCCACGGCGACGAGCGGCAAGGCCAAGGAGTTCGCCGCGGCGCAGACGGCCGGCCGCCTGGAGAGCAAGCGCACCATGAAGAACGCCGCCTATGCCCTGCTGTTCGAGCTCATGTTCAAGTTCTGGCTGGCTTACAGCGACGAGCCGCGCCCGATCAGCTACAAGAACAGCGAGGGCGAGACGGAATACGAGGAGTTCAACCGTTACGACTTTCTGGAGCAGGCCCCGGACGGCAGCTATTGGTGGAATGATCAGTTTCTCTTTAGCTGCGACACCAGCGCGCCGCTGGCGAGCAACCGGGAGGCCATGTGGCAGGAGACGCGCATGAACCTCCAGACCGGCGCGTTTGGCAACCCGCAGGACACGGAGACGCTGATCCTCTTTTGGACGAAAATGGAGGAGCTGCACTACCCCGGCGCGGCGGCCACGCGGAAGTATCTGGAGGAGCGCCGGGAGCGGGAGCGGCAGGCAGTCGCGCAACAGGCCATGCAGCAGAATCTCGCGGCGCAGAGCGCGGCGGGCGCTGTCGGCGGAGCGGCGCCGGGGCAGCAGGTCCCGACGGAGATCGCCGGCGCCATCGACCGGCAGGCGCAGCAGGACGCGGCGCAGGCCGTCATGGGCGGCATGAGATAGCGACTATCCGGCGGACGCGCCGGCGGTCATACACGCAGGGCAACGCGGGAAAATGCCAAATCCAACGAAAGGAGGCAAGGCCACCATGAGCGAAAAGAGCGCATACATCGGCAAGATCAAGAACGGCGGCACGCAGGTCGTTCAGGCGCCCATCCAGCGCACCGACGCGAAAAAGGGCACCGTCAAGACCGGCAAGGACCTCCGCACCGGCAAGAAGTAATCCTCTCCCGGCGGGAACCGGGAAAACCATTACGCATGTCAACGCGGGAAAATGACAACCGGCGAACGCCGAACAAGGAGACCATCATGGCCGAAATGAACGAAGCGAGCATTTACGAGGCGCTGGGCGTCGCCCCCAAGGGCGAAAGCGAGAAAACGCAGGAGGCCGCTGCACCTGCCGCCACCGAGCCCTCACAGCCGGACGGACAAGGCGAGAGAGCGCAGGAGCCCGCCGCACCTGCACCGGACGGCAAGGAACCCACCGCACAGGAGAAAACCGGAGCGGAGCCCGCGGACGCGGGAGCCAAGGAGCCGGAGCTGACCGAGGAGCAGCGCCGCACCCACGCAGCGCAGCGCCGCCGGCAGGAGCAGGAGGCCGCCATCCAGCAGGCCGTCAACGCCGCGCTGGAGCAGGAGCGGGCCAGAAGTAAGAGCGAGTGGGATGCTTTCTTCAAGAAAGCAAATCTGAAAAACACCATTACGGGCGTCCCCATTACCTCGCTGGAGGAGTTCCAGAAGTGGGAGGCGGAATACTCCGCCGCCAAGCTGGAGCGGGACCTGAAAGCGGGGAAACTGACCCCGGAGGCGCTGAACGAGGCGATCAGCAAGAACCCGACCGTCCAGCGCGCGCAGCAGATCGTGGACCGCGACGACGCCGAGCAGCAGCAGAAAAACGACGAGGCCACGCAGGCGCAGATCACCGCGGAGATCGCGGAAATCCACAAGCTGGACGCCAGCATCAACACCGCGGCGGACCTGCTGAAAATGCCGAACGCCAAGGAGTTCTATGACTATGTGCGCCGCGGCTATACGTTCTTTGACGCCTATTACATGCTCAACCGCGCCCGTCTGGAGGCGCAGGCGGCGGAGGCGGCCAAGGCGCAGGCCATGAGCGCAGCGCGGAGCAAAGACCACCTGAACGCCACGGGCGCAGGCCGCGGCGCCGGCGCGATCACCGTTCCGGCCGAGGACATGAAGCTGTTTAAGCTGCTGAACCCCGACGCCACCGAGGCAGAAATCCAGGCGTACTACAACAAGACCAAGAAAACCTGACTGAAAGGAGTCTGACAACTATGTTTGTTCCTCACAAGAACGCGGCGGGCAACGTGATCCCGTGGGAGTATCTGCCCTGCGGCGCCATCACGCCGAAGATCGGCATGGCGCTCGTGCAGAGCTCCGGCAATCTGGCGATCGCCACCGGCACCACCGCGCCCACCTATATCTCCATGTGCGAGAAAGACAGCGCCTGCACCGCGGGCGACATCATCCCCGTGATCCGCGTGGACCACGACACCATCTATGAGACCAGCAACAGCGCCAGCTTCGCCAGCATCAAGCGCGGCGACAAGGTGACGCTGCACGCCAGCAACGGCCTCCAGGTGACGGCGACGACCACCAGCGGCGTCGCGGAGGTCGTGGACTTTGACGACGTGGCCGCGAGCGGCACCGGCGGCAAGGTCTACGTCCGCTTCTAATCCAGAGAGAAAGGAGAAAACAAGACTATGAAGATTGTATTTTCTGAGGGCTCCGGCCTGAACGACAGCGTTTACGGCAAGTGCCAGGCGCCCATCCGCATGTTCCTCGAACAGCGCGGCGAGCAATTTGAACAGGAGAGCGTCCTGAAAAAGATGTTCTGTATGGGCAAGAGCGAGAACTATGGCGACCTCATGACGACCATGACCGCCATGGACGGCTTTGATCCTGTGGGCGAGTCCGGCGCATATCCCACCGACGGCATGCAGGAGGGCTACCAGAAGCTCCTGGTTTATGAGACCTGGAAAGACAGTTTCCGCATCAGCGCGGAGATCATCGAGGACAGCAAGCTCATGGACCTCAAGAAGCGTCCGGCGGCTTTCATGACCGCCTACAACCGGACGCGCGAGCGCTTTGCCGCAGCCCTGTACGGCAACGCCATCAAGCAGAACAGCGCGGCGGCCTACCGCGGCAAAAACTTCGACATCAAGAGTGCCGACGGCGTGACGCTGTTCAACACCGCGCACCCGCCCAAGGTGAGCGGCGCGAACCAGTGCAACGTGTTTTCTGACGCTTTCTCTGCTGCCAACCTTGGCAAGATGGAGACCGCGATGCAGCTTTTCCGCGGCGACGACGACCAGATTCTGGACGTGGCGCCGGACACCATCGTGATCCCGAACATCGCCAGCCTGAAGAACGACGTGTTTGCCGCCATCGGCGCGGACAAGGACCCCGCCACGGCCAACAACGGCTTCAACTATCAGTACGGCCGCTGGACGATCATTGTGTGGAGCTATCTGAACCAGTACATCACGGCGCAGACCGCCCCGTGGATTCTGATGGACAGCAAGTACAACGAGGAGTACGGCGGCGCCGTCTGGAACGACCGCATCCAGCTCGCGGTACGCTCCACCATCGACGAGAACACCGACGCGAACGTGTGGCGCGGCCGCAGCCGCTTCAACGCCACGTTCAATGACTGGCGCTTTGCGGCAGTTGGTGGCGTCGCGGCGGGCAATTCTCTCCCGTCCTGATATAGCACACGAGGCAGGAGAACGGCACAGCCGTCCTCCTGCTTCCCAGCACGAGAAAGGAGCGGGGCGAATGACCGCAAGGCAGATCATCGACAGAGTAAACGAAATCAAGCCCAACGCCTTTACAGATACCGTCAAGCTGGCATGGCTGAACGAGCTGGAGGGGCGCGTCGCCGCGGAGGTCCTGCTCATGCCGCCGGCGGAGATCAAGGGCGTCACGCTCAACCTGACGAGCGTGCCCCTGGTGGACCCGCCCTACGACGATATGTACCAGCACTATCTGGCCGCGCGCATCGACGAGGAAAACGGCGAGTACGACAAGGCGCAGAACACCATGGCGCGGTTCAATGCCTGCTTCTCGGAGTTTGTCTGCTGGTTCTGCCAGACGTGGGACCCGGCGCAGGGCTACATCGCAGAGGAAGCGAGGAGAGACAATGGGACATTATAGCAACCCACCCTATTATCTGAGCGCCTACGGCATCGCCGTCAAGCACGGGTACACCGGCACGGAGGAAGAATGGCTCGCCAGCTTGCAGGGCCACGACGCCTACACCGAAGCCGTGGCGGCCGGGTATCAGGGCACCGAGGAGGAGTTCTACGCAGAGCTCGCGGACGCCGCGACGGCGAAAGCGGCGGCGGAGGCCAGCGCGGAGGACGCGGAGGCGTATGCCGTCGGCACGCGGGACGGGACGGACGTTGGCAGCAGCGATCCGGCCTATCACAACAACGCGAAGTATTACGCGCAGCAGGCGGCGACCAACGCCACCAACGCCGGGAACAGCGCCACGGCCGCGGCCGGCAGCGCGAGCACGGCGACGAACAAGGCCACGCAGGCGGCCGGGAGTGCGACCAGCGCAGCGGAGAGCGCAACCGCGGCGGCGAACAGCGCGACGGCGGCAGTAAACGCCAAGACCGCGGCGCAGAGCGCGCAGGCGGCGGCGGAGACGGCGGCACAGCAGGCCGCGGCCAGCGTCGGAGACGCGGCGTGGCTCATGTTCGAGATCGAGGAGGAAACCGCGGGCAAGATCGGCTGGCTGACCGTTACGGAAGCAGACGGTTTTGAAGGAGCGGAGTTCTCCGTAAACAATGACAACGGCCCGTATCAGGGCTGGCTGGAGGTGGAATACACAGCATGAGCGCAAACAAATCCTATCTCGGCCCCGCGACGCTCTACGCCCTCGCTGTGAAGCACGGATTTTCCGGCAGCGAGGCAGATTACGTCGCGCAGCAGGAGACCTATGTGACGCAGGCCCTCAACAGCGCCACCGCAGCGGCCGGAAGCGCGGAGACCGCGGAGGAATACGCCAAGGGCACCAAGAACGGCGTGGACGTGACGAGCGGGCAGCCCGGCTACCACGACAACGCCAAGTATTACAAGAACCAGGCGGCCGACAGCGCCACCGCAGCGGCGGGCAGCGCCAGCAGCGCGGGGACCGACGCCACAACGGCGAGCAATGCCAAGACCGCGGCGGAGAGCGCGCGGGACCTCGCCACCGGAGCGGCGCAGAGCGCGCTGACCTATAAGGACGCGGCCGTGAGCGCGAATACCAACGCGCAGGCGGCCAAGACCTCGGCCCAGGGCAGCGCGGACACCGCGGAGGCGTATGCCAAGGGCACCGTGGGCGGCACAGCCGTCACCAGCGGCCAGACCGGCTACCACGACAACAGCAAATACTACAAGGACCTCGCGGAGACGGCGGCGGCCACGGCAACGGCGCAGGCCGCGCTGGCAACCAGCGTCGTCAACCTCACGGACAAGGACGACAGCGACAAGCTCTACGCGATGGCGTGGAGCATTGAGAACGGCTTCCCTGTCCTCACTCTCACAGAAAGGACCTGAAAACATGAGCGTTGCAAACATTTTCCCCAACAAGGAGCAGCTTGACACGGCGAACGTGCTGCTGGCGGCGATTGCAGGCCAGAGCGGCGGCATCGCCATGAAGAGCTTTAAGGACCTCCAGATGCTCAACCGCCTCGGCCTTGCGAGCAAGGTGCTTGTGCCGGGCGACCAGATCACCGTGGAAAAGGAAAGCTCCGTCAGCGCCACCGTCAGCGGCGACATCACCGCGGCGAGCGTCACCGAGGACACGTTCATCGCCAAGATCGGAGAGGTCCACGGCGGCGTCTACGAGTTCATCTACGACGGCGCGGCGTGGCACCTGAACGGCGAGGCCGTGGAGCTGTCGGAGTACGGCATCACCCCGACCGGAACGCCGGCGGCGGACGACATGATCGCCGTACACGTCACCGCGTCCACGCTTGTCTTTGACATCGTGGGCATCGACCAGCAGACCCCGGCGGACCCGAACCTGACGCACAGCATCACCCTCCTCCTGCACGATGCGTACTCCTCCATGGCGTACATGCCGCAGGAGGCCATCGCGTGCGTCAGGAGCGGCGGCCCGCTGCCGGCGGGTGACTACTACTTCGAGATTAGTGACAGCTACGGCGGCGCTGAGAACAGCGGCTACACCTACGTCGGCTTCACGCTGACGCAGGCGGTCCCGACCGGCGGCCAGATTTGCCTTAACTGGACCTATCAGAAGCAGCTCTCCACCTGCAAGATCAGCACCTACAACAAGTATGCGACAAGCGCCATCGAGAGCAACGTGGCGATTTCCGACACCAACACCGGCACGAAGCTCGGCAACATCGCCAACAGCACCATCGCCACGACCGACGTGAGCGGCGTGACCGTGGCCGTGAACAACGCCTCGCGTATGCGCTACGGCAGCAACGACGTCCGCAACAACAAGATCATGAAGTGGCTCTCCAGCGCCGCGGCGAGCGGCTGGGACGTGCAGACCGGCGAGTTCGAGCGCCCGCTGGGGAGCCCGACGGCGGGCTTCCTGCACGGCATGGACCCGGAATTTGTGTCCGTGCTGGGCAAGGTCAAGCTGCGCACGGCGCTCAACACCGTCACGGACAGCGGCTTTGTGGACGGGGAATACCTCGGCTGGCTGCCGAGCATGACGGAGCTGGGCTTCGGCGCGAACAACAGCGTCAACGAGGTCAGCCCGAACGCGAGCGGCAACTACACCAACACCCCCTTCGCGCTGTACTCCGGCGCGGTCAACGCCGACCGGATCAAGTACAACAGTGCGACAGCACGGTATTGGTGGCTTCGCTCGCCCGACCCCTCGCGCGCGAACAGCGAGCGCCTCGTCATCACGGACGGGAGCTTGAGCAACGTCCACGCGTACAGCGGGTACTGGACCGTGCCGGGCCTGACGATCATCTGACATCCCTGCACGCAGCTCCGCCGGGGGCGCAGTCCCCGGGCGGAGCGTACCGGAGGAGGAACGTGAAATCATGAGCGTACAACTGCCGCGGCGGAAGCCGGGAAAGCTGAAAGTGGAGACGCTGGCCGTGGAGGTCTGCCGCCAGACGCGGAAGCTGCTGACGGACGAGAAGCTGTTCCCGAAGCGGAGCCACTGGCTGGGCGTCCGGGACATCGCGGACGCCTCGATGAAGATGCTGGATTGCATCTTTGCGGCGAACGACGTGCGCGTAAAGACCGCGGAGGACGCGCGGGAGCGCCACCGGCTGCAAACGCTTGCCCTCGCCTACTTCGGCACGCTGGAGAAGCGCATGACCTTTGAGGCGTTCTATTGGGAGAACGACCCGAACCTCTACGAGCTTTGGGCGCGGACCATGAACGAGCTGGGCGAAACGCTCTCCAAATGGAAGTACAGGGACGACCAGCGTTATGCCGCGCTCCTCGGCCTAGACGAGCCGGGAGCATGACATACATTGGCGGGGACCGTACAGCACGGAATTGGTGGCTTCGCTCGCCCAACCCCTCGAACGCGAACAACGAGCGCAACGTCAACACGGACGGGAGCTTGAACAACAACAACGCGTACAACGGGAACTGGACCGTGCCGGACCGTGTAACGTCAGACATCGAGTAAACCGCCTGCAGGCGGAAGAAAGCAGCACATACACACAGGGGGTCTCCGTCAAGTCCGTCTCCACCGGAGGCGGCGAAACAAAGCCGCGCGCCATCGGCGCCGGGGGAAACCCCGTGACGGGGCTTGTGGGTAACTGCAAGCGCCCCTATCAGCAGCGGTATCCACGCGAGGAAACGTGAAAACCTATGGGAGAGCAGTTTGAACAGGCGGTCACGCTCCGGGAGTTATGCCGGGCGACGAAGCAATGCAAGAAAGGCGTGCTTTGGAAAGACAGCGTGGCAAATCACTATCTCCGCGCGCTGACGAAAAACCAGAAACTCGCGGACGAAGTGAACAGCGGCAAATACAAGCTCAGCCCCTACACCACGTTTCAGATTTACGAGCCGAAGCGGCGCGACATCAGCGCGACCAAAATGCGGGATCGCGTCCTGCAACGGAGCTTTTGCAACAACGGCGTGCGGGACGACCTGACGCGCAGCTTCATCTACGACAACGGCGCCTGCATCCGCGGCAAGGGCAAGGATTTCACCGTCTGCCGGACGGTTTGCATGCTGGAGCGGTATTACCGCAAATACGGGGACAGCACCGGCTGGGCGGTACACCTGGACGTAAAGAGCTATTTTCCAAGCACGCCGCACGCACTGATCCGGTCCACGCTGACCGAGCGGGTGCAGGATAAGGCGTTCCTGCCGTATCTCTTTGAGATCATCGAGAGCTACAAAGACGGGCGCGGGAGCGAGGCCGTTGCAGCGGACCCTTTCGGGGAGCGCGGGATCGGCCTGGGCTCGGAGCTTTCGCAGCTCGTCCAGCTTGCGATCCTGGACAAGATCGACCATGCGATCAAGGAGCGGTTCAGACCGGACATCTACATCCGGTACATGGATGATTTCCTGATCGTCTGCCGGGAGAAGCAGGACACGGAGCGGATCACCGCCTTCATCGAGGCGGAGCTGAACAAGCTGGGGATGCAGGCCACGAACAAGGAGGGTATCTACCCAATCCGGCGCGGCATCGTGTTCCTCAAACTGCGGTTCCTGCTGACGGAGACCGGCGGCGTGATCGTCAAGGTATCGGACCGGGCATTTCAACGGGAGCGGCAGCAGCTCCGCAACCTAAAGGGGCTCATGGACGAGGGCCGGCGGACGATGGACGACGTGGAACGCCATTACCAGAGCTGGGTTTCCATGATAAAGCCATACGACTCAGGCGCGGCAATCGCGCGCATGGACCAATTCTACACCGGGCTTTTCGGAGTTCGGCCAATCTACAAGTACAAAAGGAGGAAAAAGCGCCATGTACAGAAACGTAAACGAACAGCTCCGGCTGGAGCGGCAGAAGAACGAGGCTCTGGCGGCGGATAACGCCAGGCTGCACGCGGACCTTGCATACGTCGCCATGATGGCGGACGTGGAGCTCGACGAGGAGGAGACCGACAATGAGTAAGATGTTTGAGCAGATCAAGGCGTGGTACGACAACGGCCAGTGGACGAAAAAGCGCGTCCACGACGCCGTTGCCAAGGGCAAGATCACGGCGGAGGAGTACGAGATCATCACGGGCGAAGCGTACGCCGCGT